GCCGCAAAACATTGTGGTATGACTCAGAAGGAAATGAAATTGACCTTCTGGGAATATTTGAAATATCATCCTCGTGATTATGTCTATGAAAACCTTTCCTCTTAAAACTTGTCTGAGATATCCTGGTGGTAAGTCTAAGGCAACAAAGACATTGGCACCATGGTTTCCCGAAGACTTTAAAGAATACCGTGAGCCATTTATTGGTGGTGGTTCTGTGGCATTCTATGCGACTCAGGCATACCCAGATGTCCCCGTATGGATCAATGATAAGTATGTGACACTCTATAACTTCTGGGTTCAGTTGAGGGATAATGGTGAGGAACTATCTAATCGTCTGAATGAGATTAAGTCAAGAGTATCAAACTATCAATCTCAGGATGATAAGGATGCGGCACATAAAGAACTCTTTAATCAAACACTGGACGATATCAATAGTCAGGATGGACTTGATCGTGCCGTAAGTTTCTTTGTTCTGAACAAGTGTAGTTTTTCTGGTCTGACCGAGAACAGCACTTTTTCTAAAACTGCTTCTCGTTCTAACTTTTCTTTCGTTGGTATTGAGAAACTAAAGAAGTACTCTCAACTTACAGAGAAATGGAAGATTACAAATATTGATTATTCAGAGGTTATGAATGCTACTGGTGAGGATGTATTTGTATTTCTTGATCCACCTTATGATATTAAAGACTTCCTTTATGGTAAGGACCGTGAGATGCACAAGTTCTTTGACCATGATAAGTTTGCCGAAGATGTATATAAGTGTCCACACGAGTTTATGATTACCTATAATGTGAATGATAGGTTGTTGGAACTGTATAAAGATTATCATTTGCGTGAATGGAAACTTCGTTATTCCATGGCACATCGTGGTGAGAAAGGAACTGATGAGAATGTAAAGACAGAACTCCTTGTCACTAACTATCCTACCGAAAAAGAAACTGTAAACGTTCTTGACCTTCTACTTTATGACTGAACTGAAAGACTGGCTCAACTCTATCAATCAAACTAAGAAGCATTTGATTGATGAAGACCCTTCACTTGAAAAAGAATATCCTCCTTATATTATCAATCGTTGTTTCTCTGGACATCTTGATACTTTGATGTTTACGAATGAAATGAATAAGTATAATTTCCTTCCTAAAAAGTTACAATACGACTTCTTTATAAATATTGTGAGGAAAAAGAAGAGATTTTCTCCCTGGCTCCGACAAGATAAGATCAAAGATCTAGATTATGTCAAACGTTATTATGGTTATAGTAATGAAAAGGCAAAACAGGCTTTGAAAATTCTAACAAAAGAACAACTTAATTTTATTAAATCAAAATTTGATACTGGAGGAAAAGGATGAGTGTTGTTAGAGAAGCTGAAGTGAAGTGGACACCAGAACAAATGGTGGAAGTGGTTCTAGGAGAACCAGATGACTTTCTAAAAGTTCGTGAGACTTTGACTCGTATCGGAGTTGCGTCTAGAAAAGAAAAGAAAATCTATCAGTCCTGTCACATTCTGCACAAACAAGGAAGATATTACCTTGTGCATTTTAAGGAACTATTTGCCCTTGATGGTAAACATGCAAATCTAACATTGAATGATGTTCAGAGACGTAATCGTATTGCACAACTACTTGCCGACTGGGGTTTGATTAGTATTGTAGATGCCGATAAAATTCAGGACATCGCACCACTCAATCAGATTAAGGTTCTTGCATTTAGAGATAAGCAAGACTGGATCCTTGAGACCAAATATAATATTGGGTCGAAGAAGAAAAGGACAGAAGAAACCGAATGATTCTAGACCCCTTGACAGGGGGTCTTTTTTATGCTATGAAGTAATTAAAAAATAATTTATGGTAATAAGGACTGATTATTATGTTTATGCATATCTTAGAAAATCTGACGATACACCTTATTACATAGGAAAGGGAACGAGATATAGAATCAATCAAAAAGATGGTCATCCATTTTTGCCAGCGCCAGAAAGAAGAGTTAAACTTGCCGAAAATCTTACAGAACAAGCAGCGTTAGATCTTGAAGTTGAGTTGATTGCAAAATATGGAAGAAAAAAATATGATGAGGGTGGAATATTATACAATACTACTCTTGGTGGAGAGGGAGCATCTATACACAAAACAGAGGAATCTAGACAAGCAGCTATAAGGGCATATAAAGAATCTGATAGATATCAGGAGTTACAGAAAAAGAATAGAAAAATAAAGCAAGAAAGAATGCGAGCAGATACGGAAGATGGCCGTATGCGAAGAAAGAAGAAAAGTGAATCTGATAAAAGATATAGGGAAGACCCAAGATATAAAGATAAGATACTTCAACAAAAAAAAGAATACTATGAAGAAAATAGAGAGGAGTTTTGTCGCAAAGAAAGAGAAAGGAGAGCAACTCCAGAAGGCAAAGCAAAGAAGGCGGCTAGTGATAAAGCATATTATATTAAACTTAGGAAAGATCCAGTAAAATTAGAAGCGGATAGAAAAAGAAAAAGAGATTTTGAAACAAGAAAAAGAAGAAACAATGGTGTTCCTACAAAAGATGAGATGGCACCACCTTTTAAAGTTATGAGTCCTGATGGAATAGTTTATGAAGATCAAGGATATAGGAAATTTGCCAGACAGCATGGACTTCATTCATCTGCTTTTGCTGCCATGGTGAAAGGTAAGTTTAAACAACATAAAGGATGGACAAGAGTAGAAGAAACAGAACAAAATAGTTCGGTTGACCTCATGAAATTTTTTGAATAGTGTGCTATAAATAATGATGGATGCCTTCGGGGTCCACAAAACACAAACTCGCTTTTAAAGGAGCTACAATCATGGGAAACCTTGCACGGTATACTGCTGCGGACCTACCTGCGTTGATGGAACGCATAAATAGAAATAGCATAGGAATGGATGAATACTTTGATAGGTTGTTTAATCTCCACGAAACAACGAAGAATTATCCACCATTTAATCTAGTCACGGTCAGCGCAGTAGAATCAAGACTAGAACTTGCACTTGCAGGATTTAAAAAGAAAGAAGTAAATGTCTACACACAAGACGGAAAACTCTTTGTCGAAGGACAGAAAGAGGATACCGAATCAGAAACCACTTATGTCCACAGAGGAATGGCTCAACGATCTTTCACCAGATCTTGGACATTGGCAGAGGATACGGAAGTTAGATCAGTTGAATTTGAGGATGGGTTGTTAAGTATTGTTCTGGGAAGAATTGTGCCTGAACATCATCAAAAGAAGGTATGGTTCTGATACCCTGACTAATTTTTGCTGCGGTTGATACAGAAGTGTATCGTAGTGATACAGTATAATCTATATAATTATGTAATCTGATGGAGACCATTATGAACTTCACCATGACTACCATATTTTTTGGTACAGCAGCATCTCTCTTTAGTTGGGGTGTACTGTATCCTGTTCTGTCCTAATACCTCCTGAACCATGGAAATTCTAGCAATCATCGCAGCAATCTCAGCAACATCATTCGGAGCATATTGGATGACACCCAAAAACTGAATAAATAAAACTGAATATCGTCGTCGCAGACGGAGGGGGAACTGGCCAAATCCAGTTGTAACCCCTCTTTTTTTATGCTATAATACTCGGAGAGGTAAATTAAAAATGTCGATTAAGATTGCATTATTGAAATCAGGAGAATCAGTAATTGCCGATATCAAAGAACTGATTTCTGATGAAAAGATTTGCGGATATCTGTTTAAAAATCCTTATATTGTAGATCTTGCACCTAATGAAGAAGTTCTTCTTTTGGAAGAAGGACAAACTCCACCAGAAGATAGAAATGTAGGAGTTAACTTCACACCTTGGATTTCTCTTACATCAGATAAGGAAATACCTGTAAGATATGACTGGTTAGTTACTGTCGTGACTCCAGTAAAAGAAATTGAAAACCTTTACGAGGAAATGATTAATGGACAAGACGATCAAAGTGATTCTACTGATGAGCAATCAAATTCTGATCAGTCAGATTGAGGAAGTATCAACAGAACTTGGAGAACCTGATTGTAGATTGATTGAACCATTTTTATTAAATCAATCAAGCCTTACACTTTCTCCATGGTTGATGGATTATACTTCTGATAATAAGTATATGATTTCGTCTGATAAGATTCTGACTCTTGCCGATCCAAATTCGGACTTACTTAAAAACTACTTAGAAAAAATTAACTGATGAGATTTTACACCAACGTTCAAATGGTCGGTGACCACTTTCTTGTGCGTGGTTATGAGAACGGAAGGCACTTTGCTACAAGAGAAAAGTTTTATCCTACATTATTTGTCCCTTCTAATAAAGAAACAAAATATAAAACTCTTGAGGGAGACTATGTTGAATCAATAGATCCAGGAACTGTTCGTGATTGTAGAGAGTTCATCAAGAAATATGATGGTGTCCAAAACTTTAAGGTCTATGGTAATGACCGATACATCTATCAGTATATTTCTGAGATGTATCCAGAAGAAGAAGTTAAGTTTGACACTACAAAGATCAAAATATCTACGATTGATATTGAGGTAAAGACTGAGAATGGATTCCCTGATGTAGAGTCTGCAGCAGAAGAAGTTCTTCTTATTACTGTGCAGGATTATACTACCAAACAGATTCGTACTTGGGGTCAGGGACCATTTAACAATAAGCAAGAGAACATTATCTACAAAAGTTTCAGAACAGAATATGAGTTACTGAATGACTTTATAAACTGGTGGATGATTGAGACTAATACTCCCGAAGTTGTGACTGGATGGAATAGTGAACTGTATGATATGCCTTATTTGGTGAGGCGTATTGATCG